CAGGAAAATAGAAATGTCGTTTTTGAACAGTTTCAGACAAACTGTTCGACTTTTGCCTTAAAACAGCAAATTTTAATCCAATCATACAGGATATACACCAGCTTGCGAGCCGTATATAATGTTAGTTTTATTGCCACCATCGTTGTGGAGGTAAAATGTTTGGCCAATGTGTGCAAAATCATTCTATCACATTTGGATATGGATGAATCTATGGAAATCATAGTGGGCCTTTATTATTACTCTTTGTAATAGAGATAACCCGGATTAAAAGATACTGTATGCCTTAAATGGATACACACGTTAGAGTCGTGATGTTTTACTCAATTTTCCATTTGTAAAATTGTTTGCCCTTTATATTAAGCGGGGCCACCTAGTTAGGGGGTAACCTAACAGACTTGCAGTTCTTACATTGCTAGGTGATTAAGATGTACGACCCAGATACAATTTCAGCATCCCGTGTTGCTCGGAATACTGGTAAGTGGAATAACGTTAGTATAACCTATACGTCCTTACCCTCTCGTGACAGTAGACAACTGATGTCACGAGAGCAGTTATTAGTTGCGTCTCAATCCCCTAAGGATTTTGATCCAGATACTCAGTGCTATCAACCAACAGTTCGTGATGAACTTTTGGTTACTAGCATTTTTCTTGTAGTTTGGTTCGTTCTCTTTGGGTTGGTGTTTCTTCTCTTTTGCTTCGTGCGTCGAAGTTTCAAAGTTATGCATCGTCTAGCCGTCACCCGGCTAGAAACTCCTTACGATTTGCTTTGTGCACATACAAGGAGACATCGTAAGCGAGTTACTTACGATGAGGTGAGAGTTGTGGATGGGAACCCACACTGCGGACGTAAGTCCGCGCAGGCTTTCTTTAAGAGAAATAAAGAAGGTCGTTTGATGATGCACGGATTCACCGCTGTTGGTGAAGTGCGAATTCCGTTCCCGATGCCTTGTGATCCCAAGACTGTTTTGAGATTTGTTGAGCAACTAGAGAAGTTGCCCCCACGTCATAAAAGGTCGTTGGTTTTGGAAGGATGGATTACCGAAGAAGTTTTGGAGTTGTTGAAACCTTGTTTTGCTTCTTATTTGACTTGTTCGATAGATCCTTCTGCCGTTGATTATGTTAGCATTGTATTGTCTTCCTACTTTGGAGGCCCAATTTGGTTTGTCCTGTTGTGGCCTTTGGCAGTGTTGTGTGACGTTTTCGGACCGGCTTCACCGATATATGTTGTGTTTGAGGAAGTTTTGAATTGGTATTGTGGCGTTGTTCCAATTATCATTGTCGAAACTATCACACGTCTGCATAAACGAGACCCCTTAGTCTTGATTGTGCCAGCGTTGTTGCACATATGTTGGTCGTGTCTTCCGCTCCCATTTGCGATAATTGCGCACTTAGTATATAATCACTTTACTGTGTATTATGCTTCGTCGTATTTTTCGTGTTCTGTTGAAGATTTTTCCGCACGTTCTATAGATTTTGCTCGAGAACATCGTGAGACCATAGCTGAGATAAGCTTTTGGATTGATGTTGCTCGAAAGATTTATGCTAAAGACATACCAGGATTGGTTTTGTCTGTAGGAATGCGTGCTGAATCGGCTTCGATCATGAATATCTTTGGATTTGATAGTATCAGTTCCTTCGTTAAGGAACTGGTTGCTGCATCCGATGATGAGATTCTTGATTCTGTAGTCGCTCTTGCAGAAGGAGAAGAAGAGGATAGGCACAAGATGAGAGATTTGTTGCTTGGGTG